CTACGATGTAACCACCTTTTCTCCTGATTGGGAAAAGAGATAGCAGTTCCGGCTTCGGCTTCGGGTGCCACGTTAAACGCGACACTCGAGGGGCCTTTAGCCATATTGCATATCTCAGGAAGTCGTCCCTGTCGCGTTCAGTCTTGTACTGAAAACGACAATATCGGAACGACAACCAACCTTGCGCGGACGTTGCCACAGTGTCGAATTTGACACCATAGCATTGTCTGATGCGCTGCCAGTCCGTTGTTTTAAGACCGGCATCATCAGGGAAATCACTCGGCACTAATTTAATCAAAATCTTGTGCTTTGTGAACAGCGAGAATAGATACGCCAAAAGATCCTTGTCATACACATACGTTAAGCGACCGAAGTACGATATGTACTTTGGTAAAATCGCATTAAGCGTTATGTACAGCCAGGGTTCCAACGCACTTCTCCTCGTTGAGGTAGGGGCCTTAAGCATAAAAGGCCGCACATTTGCACCGTGGTAATAATCACCACCACAGCTCTCCCGGAAGCCCGGACCCGGATCGTAAAAGGATTTCTCCTGATTTACCCGGAAACCCACTTCCCCACACAGCGACATGAACGTCTCTGCGTGGATGGTAGGTAAGATGCAGTCATCGCCGAACACCGAGACCATAGCCCGCTCATCCTCTGTGGAGAGGAGTGAGTATGGGTTAGTCCTAGTGTCCTGCATTATGGCTGCAACGCCTAGACTCCAGAATACGAGAGTTTCAAGCGGAAACGTTCCCGCGTTGCCCATCGTACTGATCATGTGTAATTCCACTGATTCCCCTCGGATATTCATCCTAGGGCAGCGGAACATGACCACGTATCTAAACCACTTATCAGGCAGCAATTGCCTGAGCAGTTCAATGCTGACACAATCACTCGCGGAGGAAAAATCAATGGTTGCGGTTTTACCCGTAACCGATCCTCTAAAGGCAAGATCTTGATGCCAGCTAGGCAGACTCTCTACGTCCAAACCAACTTCCTTGAGACGGTTATACATAATCGCCATCAGGCTTTGCTGAAAGAACATATTCAGCGTGGGCTCGATAGCGATCATCCGTCTCTTGGTCGCAGATTTGGGTACGGTCGTAGCACGTGACTCTTCTACAATGTCAAACTCCTCCTGGATAACTTCTCCAGACTGGCGATTAAGAATTTCAATCGCATCGCGCAACTGAACGTTGTCGATTAAGTATTGACGATAAATAGAAGTAACTTCTCTGGTCGTACTCAACGGCCAGGTAAACTTAGCTTCCAACGAGGTGTCCGCAAAGGACACCCCCCTGGTCACACCGCCCGAATGGGTAGCGTGATCAGCTAATTCACCCCAAGTAATATCCCTAAGTACCCATCTGCATAAAGCAGCGGCACGACGGATCGCAAGATCCGTGGGATGAAGAAGGTGTGCAGGCATGTCGCAAGGGACCGAAAGTTTTTCGTTAACTTCACGCATGCGTGCGTTCGTCTCGAGGAAAGCTGTAAAAGCCTCCTCTTGAAGAACCTCCTTCGAATTACCAACAAAAGGGTCGTATTTTTTAAGACACGATTCCTTCTGGGTTATCGAATAAAACCGTTGAAGCTCGTTAGGACCTCCGTACAACTGTGTGGATGTCCCCAAGTCACGATTTAGGGTCTGACTAATAGCTGTCGCTATTTCATCAGGATTAAAGAACGGTTTCCGTTTCTTTATTGTGTGCTTCTTCATTTTCATGTTGGACTTCTCCATCAATGATAATGCTACCACCCGCGGGACATCCTCTTTCGAGAATGACCCCCTCGTCAACATCTGGCTCGAGAGTGTTACACACCCTCTCACCGTAGATGTTGTGCTCTCTTGCGTATGCGTCGACCGCCTCGTTTGTACTGCAACCAGCCATAAAGGCCAGAAGCAGTATCATCCCTATTAACAGGATGCCGTAGGTGATAAACGCACAAGGTACTATGTGATTTTGTTTCACATCACTTCCCCTACGCGATGGAGCCCTGGGTAAAGATGCCATCGAAATCGGCATCTGACGCGTAGTGACCCAGCATACCACGAAGGTATGCAACGTCGCCAGCAGTTGTCCCCGGGTCGTAAGACCAGTAGACAGACATGCTGTTACGCGTATAATTTCCATTAGCCAACAGAATAGGCATATGGAATACCAGTGAGTTGCGTTGCTGCGTATACCCATTCGGGCTAGCAGCGTTTGCAACGGGTTGTTTGCTGGTTGCGAACAAGGTCTTTCTCAAGATCAGATCCGCACTATCAGCAACATAAAGCTCGTTCTTTCCCGGCGCTGAGCCGAGTGAAACGAGATAGGTAGAAACACCCCCTGAAGGGGCGTAAGTCGCACCAATTGGTACTTGTCCACTCGATAGTGGCATGATGTACTCCTTTAATCTCGAACTTTCGAGATGTGGGTTGGTTGTCCGCGTAAATACGACCACAGTAATGCGGCCGTGTCGGCGAACTTTTCAGATGTGTCAATCAAACCTTCCAGCCGGACATAGTCCGGAAACAGGTCGGTAAAGACTGGCTCCCAGGTTTGCCTATTATATGACTCCGTCGTTTTCACGATTGTGTCTGTATAGGCTTCCTGCACGGACTCGACTATTGGGGAAACATGACCTATCCAGGTTATGGTCTCAATTGTGTCTACCTTTGTGGTAGTCCACGCGCCGAGTATCGTTAGGTTGGGGTCTAAGAAAGACGACAAGCCTCGCATGGTCTGCGAGAGATTGTACATCCTATCTACCATGAAGCTCAAGGGCAGGATTGCCCACAGAGTCTCAGGTATATCTTTAAACCTCAAACCGTACTTATAGCGCCAATCCACAATGGGATTGTCGACTTCGTACCAGATCCCTGCATGCACCGACGTCTCTTGCGAGATAGTCGATGAGGACTCCCAGGTGATTCTCACGCCTTGATTGACGTGATGTTCCGAATAATCGGAACCACCTCGGGCCAATCGTCTTTTCGGACGAATGGGATCTTTTACCATGAAGCTTTCGATTGCATCATGGATGGAACGATAAAGCGGTCGAACAGCAAACTGGTGTTCCAAGTAGGCCGACGCGGTTGCGTCAGCCAACGAAAGGAACCTCTGGCGTGCTGATTGCCGAGTAGCTTGCTCCCTTATCAGCTTGATAAGGTCGCGAAGCGATGCCCAAGGTCTTTGAACGAATCTAAAGACCTCACGCATTTCGGCAATATCTTCCGCAAATGAGTACGGCGATCTATCAAGGTTGCCAAATGCTTGAAGCTTGGCAGCTTGTACCAGGTCATGCGGTGGCCCCTCCAAGACTGGAGGAGCTTGCATG